TTTAGCATACTATCACCTCATTATCTTATTACTATCATTATACAAGAAATGGGGAAAAAGGTTATTATGTAAAATGTTAAAAAATAAAAAATGCCGACAAGTCCGTAGGACTTTGTCGACAGTCTGAGCGTCTACTTATGTAGACGTCTTTTTTATATTCTTTTTGCTATTTCTTATTTTGAATTAGATCAGTGGTTATAAACAGCGTTAATATGATTGTGAAAATCAATATACTGATAACTGCTATAACTCTAGCAACAGGACTTTCGTTATAAATAACAACATAGAATCCTTGGTAGAAGAAATAAAGATATAGAGGCATTAATGCGATGAGAGTTTTACTATGCTTTGTCATTTCGTATTCCTCCTTCGCCCCGGAGTGGAGGGGGTATTTTGTTTACATTTACAGTGTGCCAAATCTATCATTAAAAAGGTCGACTAATGTTTGAAATTACTTTTCTTTTCCTCTTTTAAATCTCGCCTTCTTTTCTTTTTATATGAAATTTCTTCCAAGTCTTCTTTAATCTCTCTTACTTCTTTCTTGTTGTTTATGTTCATCGCTTTTCTTAATTTCTTCAAATATCTATACATAATATATCTCCACTCCCTTTGTTTATTCGAATATTAAGAGAAATAATATAGTTTGAAGTTGGTAGTTTACAAGGTATACATAGTTATCATTGTGGTTTAACTGCTTATCAGGCACTTTATAGCTTCTTTGTTTATCTGTGATAAGAGGATAAAAAATAGGGCAAGTGGATGCCCTCAATTATTCTGGTTTAATATCATAAATATATCGTTTATTAGAGAATGATGTTAATGGCTGGAACTCTAGCTCTATTTTTTCTGGATTACTATTGATTGCGAAACCTTCAGACCCGCTAATTTCTCTATTAGGCGATAACGAATCCATTAATTGATTATTGATAGGGTATGATTTAGCTTGTTTTCCATCTACATAAACTTTTACATCTCCACCCACTGGAATTTCCTTTTTAGAATTGTTCTTAACCGTCATATCAACTTTTAAGACTTTATCGGCTTGAACATCTGCAAATTCATTTCTTTCTTCTGTATAAGCAGCATTATCTAACGTGAATGAAACGCCATCTATTTCAGTAGTTTCTCCTACAGTTTTAATTTTTTATATTTAAAAACCTGCAATGGCTCAAAACGAATGAGATAACCATTATGGCAGGTTGATAAACCGAATTTATTTTTGTAATGTTGTAACACTGTATGTACGTATTCTTCACTTAATTGAACATATTCAGCAAATTCATATAAGCTACTTACTCCGTATTTATATGCGTCTATAATCTTGTTTAAAGATATAGAATTTTCATAACCATGTCTTCGTGCATAATTTTCAAATTTACGATTATTGAAAGTTGATTGATCAAGTATATTACCATGCGTAAATCTATGATGACCTAATTCTTCAAAAAGGTTTTCTAATTTCTCAGCATCACTAAGCTTTTTGTCTATAAGAATTAAATCATCTGAATAAAAACCTTTATAGCCATCAGGTAAATGAACGTGGTCTTTAATTTCTATATAATCAATTTCCATTAATAAATCTTCATAACGTGACAATAAAACCAATCCCTTTATTTATCTTCGTTTTTAAATCTTTCTACTAAACTCATGATGTAATCTATATCTTCTTGCTTTAACTCACCTTCAAGGTGTGCGGCAAGAGTAGTAGGTTCTTTTGTTCTCTTTTCTTTAGGAAAGAAATCATCAATACTACAATTTAAAATATGAGAAAGCTCGAAAAGTGTATCTTGATTTGCTTTTCTAAGACCTTTTTCATATCTGCTTACAGCTTGTCTACTAACATTTAATTTATCAGCTAAATCTTGTTGAGTTAAACCTCGTTTCTCTCTATAAACCTTTATCTGATTGCCTACATAAATTGCTAGTTCTTCTTGAGTCATTTTAAATTTCCTCCGTTGCTTTGTTAAATTTATTATACATTATATGTCACCAAAATGGTAGCCTATTTTTGCAAAAACATAAATAAAATTGCATTTGACTATTTACATGTCACCAAATCGGTGCTATAGTTATATGTGCAAGGAGGTGGTAACACCATGCAACATAAATTATACGGTTTAAGAAAAGGTAAATACACTCAGGATGAAATGGCCAAAATTTTAAACATCAGTAGAAATTCTTATATAAATAAAGAAAGAAGTAAAACGCCATTCAATTTAGATGAGATGTTTATTATTTCAAGACTGTTTGATAAGAAAATGGAAGATATTTTTTTACCTAGATGTCACCAAAATGGTAACAAAAAGCACCGAATTACTTAATGGGAGGAAATCACATGCAAGATTTACAAGTAGTAGAACGTAACAATGAATTTTATGTAGATAGTCGAGAAGTAGCAGAAATGGTAGGTAAGGAACACAAGAATTTAATCAGAGATATTGAAAACTATAAAAGTGTAATTTTGCAAAGCTCAAATTTGAGCCCTGATAATTTTTTCGTAGAATCAACTTATTTAGGAGCAAACAATCGTCAGACTAAACACTACCTACTCACTAAAAAAGGGTGCGACATGGTAGCAAACAAAATGACAGGATCTAAAGGTGTTCTATTCACTGCAATGTATGTAGACGCATTTCATAAAATGGACGAGCATATTAAACAATCACAATTAAACGTACCACAAACACCTATGCAGGCATTAGAAATGATGTTCAAAGTACAAAAGAATCAAGAACAATTCAATAAAGAGATGGAACGTCAAATCACAGGTATTCGTCACATCGTAGGTATTGAAACGAAAAATTGGCGTAATGACACAAATAAAATTCTATCAGCTATCGCTCAACACTTAGGTGGCGGTGACATGCATAAGAAGGTTAAGTCAGAAGCATATAAAGCGTTAGAAGAAAAAGGACGTTGCAATTTAAAAATCCGTATGCAAAACCGAAAAGGCAAAATGTTAGCGAACGGTGCTACTAAAACCCAGATTAACAAACTGTCTAAGTTAGATGTTATTACTGACGAACCTAGACTTATTGAGATTTACATTTCAGTAATTAAAAATATGGCGATTAAATACGGTGTAGATATTAGCCAGTTTGAAATTTAGGAGGATTAGCATGACAAAAGATGATGCAATAAAGGTCATAGAGCTTCAACGTGAACACAGCAGACTCTTAGGTCAAATCGAGTCATACAATTCAACTCTTTCTAAAATCGAAGAGACAAGAGAATTGTTCAATGGATTGTTTGATGAAAAAGAAGATAAAGGCGTATATGCAGGAATAGCTGTTGCTGAAAACAAAGTGATTGCTGAGTGTCAACAAGCGATTAAAAGCATCAAGGAAATTTCTAAAGAAATCGATAAACTTGCTGGAATCGAAACCGATGATACAGTTACTGACTTAGAAGAATGGAAGATGTTGAATCAGTAACAGCACCCTACCAACAATCGAGCGGAATTAAAGGAGGAAGTTAAATGAACATTCAAGAAGCAACAAAGTTAGCTACGAAAGAACTATTAACAATGACACGAAAAGAATGGAAAGAAAGTCATCAAGCTCAAGTGTTACCAACGAATGATAGCTTTTTAAACTGCATAGTGTCAAGTAATGATGGAAAACATATCATTAGACATTGGCAACCTTCAGCAGATGACTTAATGGCAGATGATTGGGAGGTTATCAACCCAATCAGAGACCAGGAATTATTGAAGCAATTTTAGAAATGCTATCAATTATACTTTTTAAATTATTTTTAAACTCATTTTCGAAATAAAAAATAGTTTTATCTGAAATAGTCACATGATAAATGGTGTTATCTGCAAAAATACCATTCAGGAATCCATGCTTTTCAAGTTTTTTCAAATCATTTTCTACATCCTCAAAATGTAGTTTTTGAAAATGTTTAGAGTATATATTGCTGCAATGATATTAGAGAAAGTGCTGAAAAGAAAAAGTCATGGAATTAAATTATCCGTAAACAAAAGGGTGTTTCTATAAAAACTTTTGAATTAAAGAAATTATAGATTACTCATCAACAACGAGTTCTTGAATTAGATCCACTAAAGCAACATGTTCAACATGACGAGTTACTAGTTGTTTTAATACAAATGATTTTGCTTGTTTATCAAGATTAGGCAATTCGTTATCAATTAAATAAATATAGGATTGCTTAGTTTCGAAATCATTTTCATGTTGGTTAATAGCAGACTCTAACTTAGATTTATAAATTTCAAAAAATTCATCTTTAGTCATAGTTATCACCTCCTTAGGTTGATAACAACATTATACATGAAAGGAGACGCTATTATGATCATCAATTATTTAAGTATAAAAGATATACAGATACTAGCAGGTGTTAGTAAAAGTAAAGCATCCACCATTGTTAGAGAGTTAAACAGCCAACTTGAAGAAGAAGGCTTTATTGCAATTAGAGGAAAACTCCCTATCCAATTAGTGAGAGAAAAATTCCCTTACTGCGATTTATCGGATGAAGTAATTAAAGAGTTAAAAGAAGCTAACATTTAAATAGGAGACATATAAATGAAATCATTCTGGTTAGCATACGCATTCTGCTTTGCAAGCACATTCACACTGACACTTATCACACAAGATTTCATTATATCCGCAGCGTGGTCATTGCTTTTATCGTTAGCAGTTTATCTGTTCTTCGATGTCTGGTACTTCGAAGAAGATGAAACAGAGGAAGCAGTCGATGACGGCGAAGCGTATATTACGTTATTTACGATTAAGTATTAAAAAAGACTGCTAGCAACGAGCAATTGCTAACAGTCAGGGTGTAATGTTTTAGAAACTTTTCACCCTCTAAATTATCAAATTCAGGAGGAATAATCAAATGTATTTTGAACAAGGCGCAGTAGTGCGTCATAAATTCAAGGTAGACGGCTTTGAGTTTATGAGAGAAATCGCAAGAGAAGATGATCATATCAGTATTTTAATTTCGACTGTAAGTAATGTTTATGTCACAAAAACAGCAGTCGCCAGTTTATCAGATATTGAAACTGCAGAAGAAATTATTAAACAAGATGTATATACATTTATTGAAGAACAGACAGACGAACTCGACAAAATCATGGCTTACTTTTCGAAAGGGTGGTCATAAAGATGAAGATAAGATTAAAAAAACTAAGAATTGAAAACTTTGCAGGTATTACAAAACAAACTTTTGATTTTGGAGATAACAATACAAATATTTACGGTGCTAACGCAAGCGGAAAGACAACAACTGCAGTCGCATTACAATGGTTGTTGTTTGATAAAGGCTTAGACGGTACGACTAAATCATTCAACTTGGTACCGCTTGATAAAAACAACCAAGAACAGTACGAATTGACACCGACAGTCACCGCAGAAATGGTATTGGATGATAAACCATTAACACTACGTAAAGAGTCACACGCAAAATATACAACTAACGCTAAGACGAACAGAAAAGAGTACAGTCGCAGCAGAACTAAAAAGCAATATGTAAATGAAGAAAGTTTGAAAGTTACTGAGTACAAAAACTACATTCAATCAATTGTAGATGAAGATGTATTTAAACTGGTTACTAATCCAGAAGCGTTTAATACATTGGATTGGAAAAAGCGTAGAGAAATCTTGTTCAAAATTGCAGATCCAATCAGTGATGAAGCAATTATCGAAACAGATGATGAATTAATCGGTATCAATGATATCTTATCTGACCATGATATCGAAACGAAAAAGAAAATCTTAGGAGATAAAATCAAACAAATCAATAAGGATATTAAAGATATCCCTACACGTATTAATGAAGCACAAAAAGGATTGCAGGAAGTAGAACCCTATAACGAAGATGATTACAAAACAGCAATTAAACAGATTGAAGAGATTAACAACAAAATTTTAGAAGTTAAAAATGGTAAAGCTGACATTGATTTACGTAACCAATTAACTGACAAACAATCTGAATTAAAACGTTTAGAACAGAATTTCAGTAATGATACAGAAGATAAAATCCATTCATTTACAAACAAATTCAATGCTGAAAACAGTACGGTTATCAATGCTGAATCAACAATTAAAAGATTGGAAAATGAATATAGTCACGAGTCTAAACGCCGAGAAACATTGTTGAAAGATTATAAAAACATTCAAGCAAAAATCAAAGAAGTATCATCAGAACAATTTGAACATACTGATGACACGATTTGTCAGTGTTGCGGACAAGAATTGCCGAAAGACCAAATCGAACAAGCTAAAGAAAAAGCGTTCAACATTTTCAACAAGCGTAAATCAGAAGAATTAGAAAACCTTAAAGCTAAACAAGAATACACGTTAGAGCAAGGTAAATCTATTAAACCGACATTAGAGAACATTCAAAGAGAAATCGAGAAACAAAAGCAATTATCTAATGAAGCGGTAGAGAAATCTAATTCTATTGATAAGAAAATCAAAGCATTAAAAGCAGAAGCAGTTGATGTGACACAAACAGATGAATACCGACAAATCATGCAAGACATTGCAGATATCAGCAACAAGCGTAAAGATATTGCTTCGGAAATAAATCAACTTGTTTCAGAACTTGAAGAAGAATTGAAAACAGCTGAAAGCAAGAAATCAGAAATCGAATCAATAAAATATGTAGAACAGGCAAACGAACGTACACAAAACAGAGTGTTAGATCTGCGAACAGAAGAAGATAACTTGCTTGATGAAAAAGAAGAGTTATCTGAGCAATTGTACAAATTGAACAAATTCACTAACACGAAAATTGAAATGCTGACAGACAATATCAACAACAAATTCAAATACGCCGAATTCAAGCTATTCAATCAATTAGTTAACGGAGATACGGAAGAAACATGTATTACTACTGTTAACGGTGTTGAGTATGATTCGGGCTTAAACAACGCAGCACGTATCAATGTTGGTTTAGATATCATCAATACTTTAGGCCGATACTATGAGATTGAAGCACCTATCTTTATCGATAATGCAGAATCAGTAACAAAACTGATTGAAACAGATGCACAACAAATCAGATTGATTGTCAGCGGAGATGATCAACAACTTAGAGCGGAGGATGTCCAATGAAATACGAATTAGGTGATTTTGTACAAATTAAAGCTAAATGGCAAAAAACAAGAAAGAGTATTGGTCCAGATGATTTCAGAAAAGAGAACCAACGAAAAGAATTAGCGATAAGAAGTAAAACAAGTTGTGAAGAAAAAGGGTTTATCTGTGGTCACCGCTACGGTTTAGTACAATCAAAAACTTTTATGAAAGTCAGTGAAAACGAAATAAAAGAAACAGGATTCAGAAACATCAAAGTTTATTTAGTCGCAACAAGAATGAACTGTATTTATGAAGTGAGTGTAGAAGATATTCAACTAATCAAAGACATGGAGGAATTAAGATGAGTAACAATAAATTACAAAAAGTAGAAGAACAATTATTAGCAGAAAAGAACGTTTCTGACAGCGTTCTGAACAAAGTAAAGGTGCTAGAAGCAAAAGGTAATTTAGAACTTCCTAAAAACTATTCACCAAGCAACGCTATGAAACAAGCGTGGTTGAAAATCAGTCAAGATTTTAAATTGACTAAGTGTACAGAAGCAAGTACAGCGAATGCACTGCTGGACATGGTAACACAAGGGTTGAACCCTGCAAAAGACCAATGCTACTTCATTCCATACGGAGATAAGCTAGTGCTTCAACGTAGTTATCACGGTAACGTAATGATGCTTAAAAGAGATGCTGGTGCTAAAGATGTTGTTGCACAGGTCATTTATGAAGATGACAACTTTAAACAAGAATTGGATTCTGTCGGTCGTATCAAAGCAATCAAACACGAACAAGATTTCTTTAATATCGATAAAAACAAGATTAAAGGTGCTTACTGCACAATCGTTTTTGATGATGATCGTGAGAATTATATTGAAATCATGACTATGGACCAAATTGAACAAGCATGGTTGCAGTCATCAATGATTAAAGACGAAGCAGCACTTAAAAAATCTAAAACGCATAACAACTTCAAAGAAGAAATGGCCAAGAAAACGGTCATCAATCGTGCTGCTAAACGTTACATCAATACTTCATCAGATGAAGGTTTATTAAGATTCGCACAAGAATCAGAAGAACGTCAACGCAAAGAAGTGTTTGATGCAGAAGTTGAACAGAACGCAAACAAAGAAGAAATTGATTTCGAAGAAGCGGTTTACACAGAATACCAAGAACCATCAAATGAACCTAAACATGAAGAACCTCAAAAAGAAGAGCCTGCAGAGGAAGTCGGAGAGGATGTTGAGCCATTTTAATACAAGTATTTTCAACTGGCTCACAGGGGAATAGCTATCGCATCAGTGATGGCTATACCTCACTCTTATTGGAAGCTGGTATTAACTTTCGCAATGTTCAGATAGCACTAGCATTCAAGACCAGAAAAATTGCAGCATGTCTTATCACACACGAACACGGTGATCATGCTGAATATGTAAAACAATATATGGAACATGGAATCACAACTTATATGACACAAGGAACAAAAGATGCATTAAACATCAACAGTCACAGATTATGTACTTTAAAAGCCAAACAAGAGTTAAGAATCGGAACATGGTCCATTCTACCTTTCGAAGTAGAACATGACGCTAAAGAGTCTGTAGGCTACCTATTCAAAAGCGATTATGGTTATAAGGTCCTTTACCTTACAGATACAAAGTACGTTAAATACAAATTCAAAGGTATCACTCACATGATGTTAGAAGTCAATTACGTATATGAAAAGATGCTGCAGAATGTCAAAGACGGTGTACTTCATAAAGCTTTGTCTAATCGAGTTATGGAAAGTCATTGTAGTTTAGAGAATGCAGTTGAATTTTTAAAAGCGAATAATCTAAGCAAACTGCAACAAATCAATCTTATTCATCTAAGCAGCACAAATGCAGATGCTGAAAGAATTAAAAATGAGATACAACAGGTGTCTGGCGTGCCTGTGTACATTGGAGGAAATTAAATGAATTTATGTGTGTTTACAGGAAGAATTACTAAAGATTTATCAATTGTTGAGTCAAGAAGCGGAACAAAGGTATTACCGTTTGATATCGCAGTACAAAGAAAGTACAAGAACCAAAACGGAGAATATGATACTGACTTTATCAGTTGTATCGCATTCAAAGCTACTGCTGAATTCATTGAACAGTACGCTAAAAAAGGCTACTTAGTAACAGTTAAAGGCGAAATGCGAAACAACAACTTCACACGTGATGATGGAACTACTAATTACGGTATGCAGCTTGTAGTAGATGAAATTGATACTGCAACATTATTCATCAATAAAAAACAATCAGATAAACAACAAGACAGCTACTACAATGCAAACAACACAAAGCAGCAATATGGACAGAGCAAAACAAATCAAAAGCAATCAGTTAATGATGATAATCCATTCACTAATGCGAATGGTCCAGTCGATATACAGGATGACGATTTACCATTCTAAAGGAGTGAATTAAATGGCTAGACCAGGATATCTAAAACTTTGGCGCGGTATTGTCGAAAAGCCTATCTGGAAACAATCTACGCCTGAACATAAAGCAATCCTGATCCAAATCTTAATCATGGCAGATTTCAGTGGCAACGAATGGGAATACAAAGGCGAAAAGTACACTACAAAGCCTGGTCAATTTGTCACATCACTAAAAAGTATAGCCGAAGAATGCGGAAAAGGGATTTCAGTGCAGAATGTTCGCAGTGCGTTAGCGAGGTTTGAGCGACTAGGTTTTATAACAAACGAATCAACAAAGGTTAATAGGCTCATAACCATTGTTAACTGGGGCGTTTACCAGTCTAACGAAGAAAAGGCCAACAAAGATACCAACATTGTTACTAACAGTGAGGTAACAAAGAACCAACAAAGAGGTAACAAAGAGGTAACAACTAAAGAAGAAGTAAAGAAGAAAAGAAATAAAGAAGTAAAGAAAGAGTATAAGAAGAAGATAAATGCCTTCGACTTCTTCCAAGAAAATGGATTCGGAGTATTAAATCAATATACTGCTGAAGATATGAATCATTACATTGAATCATTCGATAACAATTCAGATGAAATTGTACAAGCAGCATTAAAGATTGCATTAGACAGAAACAAAACGAGCTGGGGCTATGCAAAGAGTATTTTAAACAATTGGTTAAAGGCTAATTTGAAATCTATGGAAGAAATCAAAGCATATGAACAACAACAAATAGCACAACGGACAAATAACAGAAATTACTACATTTCAAATGCTAAATCAAAAGAGATCACACCTGAATGGTTATTAAACCGTGAACATGAAAACAAAAACAAAACATCTGATAAACAACAAGATAAGGATTTCGAAAAAGACAGAGCAGCGTTTTTAAAACATATACAGGAATCATGGGGTGGAGATTAGTTAGGAGGAATCACAATGAAGATTCATGAACTCAACAATTACGACCGAATCATTATCTGGCAAGAAGATGATCAAGAAGAAGGTCGATGCGGAACAGTCATTCAGTTATTCAGACAAAACTTCGATACACATGCTGCATACGTATTGTTAGATGGAACTACTGAACAAACAATCATCACTAATGATGATTACTTCGATAAATTACCTATCTCTTTTAAAAAGGGTGATAGAAATGGAATTCAATCTATTTGATGAATATGGCAACAAAGTCTTTGTTATCGAAACCGATAAAGACAGATACAAATTGAAAGGTGTTAATGAATGGAAAGGCAGACGTTGGAACTTTGATTTGAACGAACTGCACACATTCATGGAAAACAATCAATTTACAAAAGACTATCAAACAGACATCTACGAAATGTTAGGAGTGTAAACAATGTTTTGAATCAGACTCACGAGGACGCGTTTTAAGTATGTTAGAAGAAGGATTAAGGAGTAAGAGTATAAAACTACTTTGAAGTTACTATAAGTCTCTCACACATCGCTGTGTTAGCTTGCAGAGTAGATTGTGAATGTAATAGGAGGAAATGAATGAAATACAAATACATGATACTAGATATTGAAGGGGCTAAAGAATTAGCTGAAAAATTTAAAGATATAAAAAAGTGTCAAGAAATTTATGAAGAAAGAGTTGAAGTGTTGGAAAAGGCACAGGCATTTGATCGCATTAAAGAAATGATTGATGACCAACAATTAGAAAACGAACCAGATAGCGAAGTATTGAGTGAAATCAGATATGAAATTTCAAAAGTGGAGGATGAAAACAATGATTAAAACTATATTCAAAATAATCTTAACTCTTGCATTTTATGAAGCGGTCAAATACATCACTGAACAATTTATCATTCGAGTAACACAGAATGATGATGTAGAAGCTCCTGCAGACTTCGACATACACGATCATATACATCTTGATAATTTAAAAGCAGAGGTGAGTGAATAGATGAAATTTATTTATGATTTTATTGCGTTGGGTGTTGCTCTAATAATCACATTGTTTATTTCTGGAGGACATTTAATTATAATAAATACATTAGCGGTATTCGGTGTTTATAAATTAGTAGATTCTTTTGTGGATAATATTATTAGAGGTGAAAGAGGATGAATAACGATTTTTTAACTGGCTTGTTTACTCTTGCTGGAGGTGTTGTATTATACACTGTAAAAGAAGTGATAAGGTTTTTAGTAGATACTAATTTAAATCGAAAACAAGCTAACCTGAATAATATTTATCCTATATATTCAGAAGTATATAAAGCAGCGAAAATTTTTATTGGCTCATATGCTACACCTATACTACAACCTGAAACATTGAGATATGAAGATATAGAAGTTATGAATAAGCACTCAAGACAAAAGAGATTTATTGACGCTTACAAATTAAACTCAGATTATAGATACCTAATTAATTTAACTCATCATTTAGAAAAAATGAGAGATTTCAAAAAGGAATTTAATAATTCATTTAGTGTAAACCAGTTCTGTTTTGACGATGACTTTATCAAAAAAACAAAGAAAATAGATGCAGTGATGAACAGTGATTTAAGTTACCTAGAACAACAAATACAATATCATCTTGCAGAAGTATCATCAGACATTGAAGGTAAAATAATAAATAAAGATTACAAAGATAATCTCATTGTATACGAACGTTATTTAGATGACTTTAATAAAGTGTTCAAAAAGAAATTTAAAATATAGAGGTGATTGCCAACATGTGGATAGCGCTAACTATTCTCTTCGCTCTTCTCTCTTTTGGGCTTTATATGGCAAATAGAGAGTTAGGGGAAGAGTTGAAAGTGAGGAATAATATTATAGAGGATTTGATTGAAAGGAATGAAAAAAATGAATAAGAGAGATTATTATTTGAATTTAATAAAAAAAGTCGAGAGACGTATACAGTTCTGTGAAGAAGAATTACATGCTACTGAGGAAAGTATTAAAAGAAAGCGTCAGCGTTTGAATGAGTTAGATGAAGAACTAATTACACTTGAAGCAGTTAAAGAAGATATATTCAATAAGTTGTTATAAGAATATATTATGTTATATAGATGTTGTTATAAGAAAATGTTATAATGAGCGTATATACTATTTATCAATGGAGGTTATACATGTATACGCCAACTGAAGTAAAACAATTGATTACAGACTATCATTGGATGCGAAGATTGATTGACCATCAAGTATATGAGTATGATAGTACATCTATCAGTCAATATGGTATCGAGTCATCAATGGCTAAAGCTCAAGGAACTACAGGTAACAAAGTATTGGTAAGAGTCATACAGAATGATAAAGATAGACGTAAGACACAAGATCTTATAGATAAAGTGACGTTTATCGATAAGTATGAACATCTGATTACTAATGATAAAAACTATCATATCTTACAGTTGCTCAAACAAGGAGAAAGTATAACCGCTATTGAAGTATTTATGAAGTCCAGCAGAAAGAATATATATAGTAGAATCAATCAAATAGTAGATGTATTTATGAACGCACAGGGGTAACAGATTACACACTTTACACAGATTACACACTGTTTTGTTTAGCTGAATTAATTTTATATAATTGAGTTACAACAATATTATTAATTTGCAAAGATACGCGCGATCAATACTATATTATAACTGAGGCACATCACTAACGTGGTGTGTCTCTTTTATTATGAGGTGAACAATGGAATTTAATAAGTATCAGTCTCTAAAGAAACCTAAAGAGAAACAGCATCATATACTGCATCTGATGACAACAGTAGGTAACATTGCTGATGTATATAACAATAATATTGAAAATATAGGTAATGAAGAACTTACAGTTATGTTAGGAGAAGTGTTAGAAGATTTAACAGCGTTAGCTACATTGAATAACATAACGCTAGATACAGTCGCTGGTATCAATATAAATAGTTATCAACCTAACATGCATAACCTAATTGATGTAGGAGATACTGTTACGTATGAGAAAGAAAGATATATTGTACATGATGTTATTGGTAATCAATTGTTGATTGCTAACAGAGATGAAGACTTAGTAATTGATATTAATTCATTAAGAAGGTGAAAGCAATTGGGATAATGCGTAGATGTAGTCACCCAACATGTAATACGTTGATAAGCTACAATGAAACATATTGCAACAAGCATAAGACTTATATTAACGGTAAATACAATGATTTGAGACAAAGAAATGATCCAGAATACTTAAGGTTTTATAAATCAAAACAATGGCAGAACATGAGGGAACTTGTGATGATAGATAATCATTACTTGTGTAGACAATGTGGAAGGCAAGCAAATGTTGTTGACCATATCATACCAACAAAAATAGATTGGTCGAAAAGATTGGAAAAAGAAAACCTTCAACCATTATGCAATGAATGCCACAACAGAAAAACGAAAAGAGAACAAAGTGAAGTCCCCCACAGGAAATAACGGGGTGTAATATTAAACTACTCGAGAACGAGGCAGAGTTTTCTTCTCAAAAAATTCCCTTTATCTAGAAATTTTATTAGGAGGTGCTAAATTTGGCTGGTAGACCTAAAAAATTATTGATGAATTCCAATAAAAATTATACAAAAGAAGAAATTATCGAAAAAGAACGACAAGAAACACAGTTGAGTAAATTCTCCAAAATAGATTCTACACCACCAAGCTTTTTAGATGAAATTGCAAGAGAGGAATACTTACGGATTATCCCTCATATGCAAGAATTACCAATTTCTAACTTAGATAAAGGTCAAATTGCACAATATTGTAGTTTCTATAGTGATTTTGTAAAAGCAAGTTTAATTTTAGAAAAAGAAGAACTAATGATTGAAGACACACGAGGTAATATGAAGGTCAATCCCGCTTTCAATGTAAAAGAGAAGGCGGGTATTCGTATGCAACAAACAGCCAACACATTAGGATTAACTATTGATAGTAGATTGCGAATAGTTGTTCCTGAAGAGGAAGAAGAGGACGACCCATTTGCACAATTTGCGAGTGATGCTCAATGATAGATTTTGTAACACTATACGCTAAGAAAGTTGTTAGTGGAGAAATCTTAGCAAGTAAGAAGAATATAGCAGTGGCTCAAAGACACTTAGATGATTTGAAAAATGCTCCATTAGATTGTTATTTCGATATTGACCAAGCAAATAAAGCTATTAAATTTATAGAAATGCTTCCTGATCCTAAAACAAATCAACCTATGCCTTTAATGCTATTTCAAAAGTTCATTGTAGGTAGTATATATGGATGGCGTAGACGCGGTGGTTTCAGACGTTTTACGAAAGCTTATATTAGTATGGCAAGAAAACAAGGTAAGTCATTAATTGTCTCAGGTATGTCACTGAATGAATTGTTATTTGGTCAATATCCTAAATATAATCGTCAAATATATGTATCATCTTCGACGTATAAACAAGCACAGACGATTTTTAAAATGGCAAGTCAACAAATTAAATTACTACGTTCTAAAAGTGATTTAATCCGTAAATCTACAGAAGCGCGTAAAACAGACCTTGCGCATATAACATCAGAGAGTGTGTTTGAACCGCTTTCTAATAATCCAGATGCGGTTGATGGTAAAGACCCTACCGTTGCGATTTTAGATGAATTGGCCAGTATGCCGGATGATGAGATGTATTCAAGGTTTAAAACAGGTATGACGCTTCAAAAGAATCCCCTTACTCTCTTAATATCTACAGCAGGTGATAATTTAAATAGTCAAATGTATCAAGAGTATAAATACATCAATAATATTTTATCTGGAGAGGTGAAAGCGGATAATTACTTCGTATATTGTGCAGAAATGGATTCAGAAGATGAGGTAAATGATGAATCTTTATGGATTAAAGCAATGCCTTTGTTGGAATCAGATGAACATAGGGATACAATTCTTCGTAACATTAAAGCGGATATTCAAGATGAGTTAGAAAAAGGGACATCATTCCATAAAATACTAATTAAAAACTTCAATCTTTGGCAAGCTAATAAAGAAGATAGCTTAATAAACATCCGAGAGTGGGAAAATGCGGAAATTGAGAAAGACGTATCAAAAATATATGGAAGCGATGTTTATATTGGGGTTGACCTTTCAAGGTTAGATGATTTAACCAGTGTAGGTTTCTTATTTCCACAAGAAGATAAAACAATGTTGATTGATAGTCACTCATTTGTAGGCTTACGAACTACATTAGAGCAAAAATCAAAAAGAGATAAGATTGACTATCAAAAAGTTATTCATAATGGAGAGGCAGAAACAACCCGTTCACCTTCTGGAATGATTGATTATCGACAAGTTATTGAATTTATTGCAGATGTCATAGACAAATACAATCTCAATGTTAAAGCTGTTTGTTATGATCCTTGGAATGCACAATCTTTTATCACTACCCTAGAAACAATGATGATTGATTGGGATTTAATTGAAGTAGGCCAAAACTTTAAACAACTTTCACAGCCCATAAAAGAATTCAGAATGTGGATCGCTGAAGGGCGATTAAAACATTTTGGTAATGACTTGCTAACAATAGCAGTGAATAACGCAGTATTAACTTTTGATTACGAAGATAATGTGAAAATTGATAAACGTATCAACAGACAAAAAATTGACCCTATTATTTCAATAATCACAGCATTTAGTGAAGCACGTATGCATGAATTTGAAATTGATTGGTCATCTATTTATGAAAGTGCTGAATTTGGTTTCTAGGTGGTGAGTAAATGAATTTTAATAAGATATATATTTTTTTGAAATTGCTAATTGTTAATATCGTCAGTATCTTATTTTTAATAGGTTTAACTGTGGTCAATATTGCAATGTATATCGGCTTTGGCTTAGTTTTCGGTTTAATTGCTACAGGTTTAACTTTGATTCTGATTGCGTTAATTATCGACCATGAGTCTAAAGAAAGGGGGTAAATAAGTGGGTATTTTCTATAAAACAGAAAAACGAGATTTACAGTACAACGAAGAAGACTTGCAAATGATGGTTAGTACATTGCCAGGATTTCAAGGGAGTAACATTCGTGAATATGCGTCTGTTGATGCTATTAAACACAGCGATGTATTTACTGCTGTCACAATGATTGCATCTGATTTGGCTCGTATGCCCATCAGGCTAATGGAAAACAGAGAAATAGATTATAATAATCGTATTACTCACTTGTTGAATACAAGACCAAATGCAGTCTATAACGGCTATATCTTTAAATTAGTTGTGTTTATTAATGCACTATTAACATCTCATGGTTATGTAGAAATTATCAGAGATAAATTGGGGTTACCAGAAGCGTTAGTTTTTAGAAAAACATCAGAAGTTCAATTGAAAGTATCAGATGGTGGTTATTATTATTATAAATTTAGAACAATCACTGAAAATGGAAAGATGATTGAACGAAAAATTAATTTTGATGATATGTTAGATATAAAATTTTACTCATTAGATGGTATTAATGGTTTATCTTTATTAGATACACTCAACAAAACCATTGATGCAGATAATAATGGTAAAGATTTTCTTAATAATTTCCTGAGAAATGGTACACATGCAGGCGGTATTCTTAAAATGAAAGGTGTATTAAATGATAAGAAAGCAAGAAACCGAGCAAGGGAAGAATTCCATAGAGCTTTCAGTGGTACTAAACAGGCAGGTAAGGTTGTTGTTCTAGATGAATCAATGACATTCGATCAACTTGAGGTAGATACAGAGGTTTTGAAACTTATTAGAGAAAATAAATCGTCTACTCGAGAGATTGCCGGAGTATTTGGGATACCCCTTCATAAATTTGGTGTAGAAACAACTAATATGAGTATCACAGATGCTAATTTAGACTATTTATCTACATTAAAACCTTATACAACATGTGTATGTGCAGAATTAAACTTCAAGTTTAATGATGAAATCACAGATGATTTTAAAGAGTTTATCTTTGACACTACTGAAATTCGTGTAGTAGATGAAAAAACACAAGCAGAAATAGATAAAATCAACTTGGATAGTGGAAAAACAAATATTGACGAAATTAGAAAGCGTGATGGCTTACCACCTATTCCTGGTGGACACGGCAGTATTCATCGTGTTGACTTAAACCATGTGAATATCAGTCTGGTAGATGAGTACCAAATGAATAAATCGAAAGGTACAGACAACAAACTGAAAGGTGGTGAACAAAATGGATAAAGAAATCAGAGTAGGCGTTGTTGATGAGGTAAGGACTAGTGATGACCAAGAAATGATTATTGAAGGTTATGCGTTAAAGTTTGATACATGGTCAGAAGATTTAGGTGGTTTCAAAGAAACAATCTCTAAAGAAGCATTAAGAAACACAGACTTATCTGATGTACGTTGTTTAGTTGACCATCAACCATCGCAAATCATTGGAAGAACAAGCGCTGGTACCTTAGCACTTCGAGTAGATGATGTTGGATTGAAATATCGTTGTGAGTTACCTAATACAACATTCGCACGTGATTTATACGAAAATATGCGGCTTGGTAACATAAATCAATGTTCATTTGGTTTTATGTTAGATAAGAAAGGCGATGAACTGCGTTATGATGAACAAGAAGGTATTTATAAACGTACTTTAAAAAGCATCAGTCAATTAACTGATGTATCGGTGGTTACTTATCCAGCCTATAAAGATACTGATGTTAAACCAGCAATTAGAAGTATAGAGAATTTTGAACGAGAAAAACGCAAGTTCAAACTTAGAAACAAAATTAATGAATATGCTAATCAAAAATAATATTCGGTGAAGTTGAACACCATAAAAAATACAACCTAGGACATGTCTATAAGATGATGTCTTTTTTTAATATTAAAAATTGGAGGTTCTATAATGAATACGAAACAAAAACTACAAGCATCGATTAAAGATGCACAACGTCAAATTGACCTAAAAGTAAAAATCGCTACGCGTGCGTTAGATAATGATGAGTTGGAGAAAGCAGAACAACTTGAACAGGAAATTGCAGAATTACGCAAAAAAATTCAAGAAAAAGAAGAAGAATTATCTAAAATTAAAGAAGATGATGATAATAAAAGTAACGAAGGAAATACAGAACCAAGTCAAACTGAAGGTAATGCGAATGTACGTTCAATGGGTAAATATGGTAATGTTTTCGATTTAGCTATTCCTGGGCAACAAACACAAGTAACTTCACAAGAAGTTAGAGATTTCCAAAATTATCTTGAAACTCGAGATGATATTCAAGGTGGATCATTAAAAACAGATTCTGGTTTCGTTGTCATTCCAGAAGAAATTGTGACTGATATTTTAAAACTTAAAGAAGTTGAATTTAACTTAGATAAATATGTAACAGTTAAGAAAGTTAATAATGGTTCTGGAAAATATCCAATTGTACGACAATCAGAAGTTGCAGCGTTACCAGAAGTTGAAGAACTTGCTGAAAATCCTGAGTTAGCAGTTAAGCCATTCTTCCAACTGGCATATGACATCAAAACACGCCGTGGTTATTTCCGAATTTCACGTGAAGCAATTGAAGATGCGAAAGTCAATGTGCTACAAGAATTAAAATTATGGATGGCTCGTACGATTGCGGCAACACGAAACCAAGCTATTATTGATGTAATCCAGAATGGAGGACCAGGAGAAAATGGAGATAGTACAAAATTACGTTCTGTTGAGGCTGCAGGTATCGATGGCTTAAAAGATGCAATTAATTTAAATGTGAAACCTAATTATGAACATAATGTGGCGATTGTATCACAAACATTGTTTGCTAAGTTAGACAAGTTAAAAGACAAAAATGGTAATTACTTAATTCAACCGGATGTTAAAGAGAAAACACAACAACGTTTGTTAGGTGCTAAAGTAGAGATTTTACCTGATGAAATGTTAGGAGATTCTGGAGCGGAAACGTTAATTATTGGTAACTTAAAAGATGCTATTGTGTTATTTGACCGTTCACAGTATCAAGCTCAATGGACAGACTATATGCACTTCGGGGAGTGCTTAATGGTTGCTGTACGTCAAGATTGCCGTATTTTAGATTATAAAGCAGCAGTGGTTGTTAACTTTAAAGATGAAGCAACTGAAGAAGTACAAACTTTATAAGGAGGAATAGAACATGGCTAAATATAAAGTGAATCAAGCATATATTGATAAAGAATTAAAACGTACCTTGCAAAAGGGTGAAGAAGTAGAAATGACTGTGAAACGTGCAAATGAAGTTAACAAAAATGGCAAACCTAAAAATGGTATGTTAACTAGAATTGATGACTAGAGGTGAAGTGTGGTGGACTTAACACTTTTAAAAAAGCATTGTAAAATCGACCACAATTCTGAAGATGACTTGCTCGAAGAATACTACAATTGGGCGAAATACGATATAGCTAATGCAGTTACAGATGATATAGAGTGGTTGGAGGAACATCCGTTATATAGAGCGGCTGTTTATCCTTTGACTGCTTATTATTTTGAAAATCGTATTGCTTTTGAAGAACGAGATTTGAATTATGCGCCACATATGGTTCTAAGTGTAGTTCATAAGTTGAGGGATGCATATGAAATTCAATTCAAATAGATTAAACGAGCGGGTTACTTTTTGTGAAGACATAAGTAAATCTATTAACGGCTTACCACAAAAACCTGTTCCACAAGAATTATATAGTTGTTATGCAGCCATTCAAGACGCGAGAGAATCAGACATACAAACAAGTATCAATACAGGATCTAAATTTATTAAAACTATTATCATTAGAGACCCTCGTGGTGAATATAAGCCAAATAACAAGCACTATGTGTTACATGAAGATGAAAGGTATGACATTATTTATGTAAAGAAGGATTATCAAGATAAAGCTTTCATTCGAGTATATTGTGAGGTTATTTTATAATGCCTGCTAAAATTGAAAAAAATGACATTGAGCAAGGTCTTGTTAGAAAGCAGCTTGAATTTAATGCTAAGCAAAATCAAGTGTTAAGAGAAGCAGCTCAAGCGTTAGTACCTGAATTAGCTAGAACCACTCCTGTCAGTGATAGAAAAAAACATGCAAAGAGTCACGTAACTATTTCTAATGTAAGGACTGATAAAAACAGTTATGAAAAGTACATTGTTGTAGGTTACGAAAAAGGTTATTCACATCGTATACACGCAACAGAGTTTGGAACCATGTATCAACGTCCGCAATTATGGATTACTAAGACAGAGAAAAACAATAGACAACTCGTTTATCGAAAGATGTTAAGTGCCATGAAGAAGGTGATTAAATGAGTATAACCGAATTAATCTATAATGAAATCATTAAAGATGAGTGGATTACTATAAAAGATAATGTTTTTAGGTATGTAGTACCTCAAAACTTTCATACACAGACTAGTAAACCGATTGTTAGGATATTTCCTTTGCCTTTTAATCCTGAAGAATATGCTGACAATGAAGAAATGACTAGAGAATACGATATTCAAGTAGATATTTGGTGGTCTGAAAATGAGCCAAGCGAGCAAGCTGAACGAATTGCAAAAAGATTAAAGGAATTAGATTTTAAATCATATTATAGAGAACCCTTGTACGAAGTAGAAACAATGACGTTTCGTGAAATAATTCGTGCAAATGGTTCTCTTTTTATTTAGGAGGAAATTTTATGGAAAAATTAAAGTTAAATTTACAGCATTTTGCAGAAAAGGATACAGGAGTTTCCGGTATTGCAATTGGTGTTACAAATTTCTATTGGGCGCCTATTGTTAAAGATACAAGTGAAAACTGGGAAGTAAAACCAGGTTCTCGTACACGTTTCTTGAAAGAAATCGAAGTTGACCGACCACAAGAAGTGGAAGAAGAATATGGAGATAATATGGTTGCAGCAACTGCTGTTTCTAACGGTAAATTATCAGTTAAAACAACTTTCGTTTCCATCCCTGCAGATCAAAAAGCTTTCTTATCCGGTGCTAAAAAAGGTGACGGAGGATATAAATACGGAGCGAATGATATTCCACCAGATGTAGCGGTAGTATTCGAGCGTACAAACCATGATGGCTCATCTGAATGGGTGGGACTATTTAAAGGTAAATTTACGCGTCCATCATTATCAGGGCATTCAAAACAAGATAAGGTTGAATTCCAAAATGATGAAGTTGAAGGTTCATTTGTAGACCGTTTATATGATGAATCATCGCATGTGACTGGTTATGATGATAAAGGTTCTACAAAAGGTCGCGACTATGTTTTCTTAGAAACATTCGGAAAAACTTATGAAGATTTTATCAACTCATTAGCACCAAGTGAAAGTGAAACAGTTGTTAAGTCAATGAAAGATAGCACATCACCAGAGGACTCAGAAGAATTACAATCACTATAAAACTTTAAGAGGGGAATTCCCCTCTCAGACCGTAGACAAACTACCGTTATAACTTGAAAAAGTGTAACGGTAGTTTATTTTTTTTTATGAAATTTTCGAAAATATGTATAAAAATCTTTATAATAGAAGTCCTCACGGACTCTTATGTAAGCCACATAGATACTTTTTTCAAATTCATCGCAGCACAAGTAAACATCGTATCCAT